TCCAAATCCTGTTGTTTGTGTCCCTGCATAGACCCAACTTGAAGCAATATTGTTGGACAAATAAGAAGGACCATACGCCAACATAGTACTCATATTGATTAACATAGACTGAGACGCACCTGTGTTCAAACGAGGGAAAACAAAGGTTGGATATACCTCTAGATTTATACGCGTGTTGCTCAGAATAAAACTTGAAAACTTATCAAAGGAGATCTTTGCGGTAGAGAAAATCATATTGTTTCCAAGTGTAGCGTCTGGGTACCGAACAGGAACAACAGTACCATTCGAACCCTGGTATGTCAAAGAAGACAATGTAAAGGTACTCAAAAAGACAACAGAGTCTACAGAAGAAACGATCGTGGTTCCACCGAAAATATTCAGTGTTCCTGCAGAATCAATATAAAACGATGTGCGGACATTTGTGCTAATCCCAGCAGTCGTACTTACTAAAGCACCAGTAGACACAAAGCGAGAAGGATCCTGAAACCAGGCAACTGTACTTGTAAGCTGTGATGTACTAATGTAGCCATATGTGCCTAAACTGGATACAGTGCTTATGAGTTGAAGAGGTGTAACAAAACTTGAGAATAATGTACTAAAAAATGTACTAAACATCGTTGTAGAGATTCCTTGAACAGTACTCACAAGACTCTGAGAAGATATATATCCAAGTGTTCCAAGTCCAGCAACAGTACTCGTGAGTTGTGGTAAGGGTAAAAGTCCAGCAGTTGTACTGACTAAAGCACCTGTGGAGACAAAACGAGATGGATCCTGGAACCAGGCTACAGTGCTCATAAGTTGCGAAGTGCTTATGTAATCAGCGGAGGCTAAGCCTACAACAGTACTCGCAAGCTGGGAACTGCTGACGTATTCAAGTGTTCCGAGGCCAATGGTTGTACTTGTTAACTCAGGTGTGTAAACACCTGTAGCAACAAACGCAGTACCAATGGCAGTCGACAAGGTGGACAACCCGATTTGCAAGGAAGATACAAGAGACGATACAGAACTAAGGTTTGTACGCAAACCATCAATAGTACTTGGCAGATAGCCAATCCCCGCCCCAGCGGTACTCAAGTTCTGGAATGGACTCATCCAAACCAACCCACCGATTCCATCCGTAGTGACAACGTAGTTTGTAGATATTGGCATATTTGTATCAGGATCCAACGCAAAAAGAGTGCGCAGAATAAGCATTTCGGTATCATACGATCGTCTGAGTGTTGTATTCAAGTCCATACGGCACTTCTCTACATCAGCAGAATAATACAATCAAAGACCCGCGGAACTCGCTTTGCTTGCTTTCTGTTGTTCTGATTAGAATGGGTACAGGCGGTGGCTTACTTCAGTTAGTCGCAAGAGGAAAACAAGACGTTTTCTTGACCGGAAATCCTCAAATTACGTGGTTCAAAATGGTCTACAGACGTTACACAAACTTTGCTATGGAAAGTATGCCTATGTATTTTGACGGTGATCCAGATTTTGGAAAACGTCTTACGTGTTTGATTCCTCGTCGTGGAGACTTATTAGGTCCTGTGTTTCTTGAAGTAACTCTTCCTGCTCTTACTTTGGCAGGCACTACTGATCCTGTCTCCTATGTAAATGCTATTGGTCACGCGTTGATTGAAGAAATAAGCATTGAAGTAGGTGAACAAGAAATTGACAAACAGACAGGTGAATGGATGGAAATCTGGTCAAATCTCACAACAACAGAAGAACAAAAGTTCGGATTTTACGATATGATTGGCAAAGTGGATGGATTTATCCCTCCCACCTTGTATGGTCCCTTAAAACTCTATATCCCCCTTCGTTTCTGGTTCTGTAAAAACCCCGGACTCTACTTGCCTTTGCTTGCTCTCCAGTACCACCCAGTTCGTATTAATATTACATTAAAACCTCTACAAAAGCTTTTCTACACTCCACAACTCACGACGAATTGTGATACTCTCGCTGTAAATACGGCAAAGATCACCAATATGCAACTTTGGGGCGACTATGTCTATTTAGACATTGAAGAACGTCGTCGCTTTGTCAGCAATGCTCACGAGTATCTGATTGAGCAAATCCAGTATACACCCAGTATCGGTTTACCCGAGTCAGGGTCTCAGTTCCAATGCCGTGTGGAGTTTAACCATCCCATCCGCGAGTTTATCTTTGTCCTTCAACGAAATATTATGGAGAGTTACCACGAATGGTTCAACTACAGCAGTTTGCCCATTACAGAAGTCGGTGTACGTCGTGATTTGCTAAGCAGTGCTATTCTGCAGTTAGATGGCCAAGACAGATTCCAAGAAAGAGATGCTGGATATTTCCGACTTGTACAACCTTGGCAACGTCACACTGTTATTCCCAATGAAGATTTCATCTACATTTATAGCTTCGCGATCAGGCCCGAAGATCTCCAACCTACTGGATCTATGAATGCTTCTCGTATTGACAGCATTGTGTGGCAACTTACAACCAATCAGACAACCGTTCCAGCACGTGGCAACTGCGTTACACGTATCTATGCAACTAACCACAATGTTCTTCGTGTAGTGGATGGATTTGGTGGACTTTTATTCACTATCTAGATTCCTTGCTTACAAGAGTTTATTTCTCCCAAAAGCAAAGAATAGGTACAAATAGCAATGAGCGGTGACCCCCAGAGTAAATTTATACCAAATCCATCGCAAGGGGATTATTGGGGTGGATATATGGTAGATTCATGGGTGTACAAGTTTCTAGCATTCTTTCCGATTACGGGGTTTTTAGGGATTGATCATTTGGTTCTCCGATCCCCCTTTACGGCGTTAATTAAACTTCTTGTCAATATTTTCTTCTGGGGGGCCTGGTATTTCTATGATCTTCTTCAGATTTTTATGGACAATACTTTTGTGGCAAACTATGGAATGTCTACTCCCTATGGTCCCCGCGGTCACGGATACAAGTTCTTTAAAGATCTTACAGAAAACAATCTAAATGAGTTTGGTGAAGCATCTCCTTACAATGGAGGGTTGGTTTCCAACGTCCTATTTATGCTCTATATGATGATGACGATTACCATCGGATTTACTGGTCTTCCCATGATGTTGGCAGGAGATTTCAATGGGGGTTTGATTAAAATGTTCAGTAACTTCCTCTTCCTTCCTTTCCTCTTCTATCTGGTTGGACAAGTCTTTGATTATTTCAATGCAGGAAGCATTCAGAAAAATGGGATCGTTCATCCTTGGCCCATGTATCCTATGCTTACAATCTTTGAAAAGTATCCAGCAGTAAATCTTATTGGTACTGATCAAGCGACTAAGGAACTCAAAGAACATACTGCAAAATATGATCCTCTTGTGAAATCTGGAAAGTTGCCTCTCATTCCTGAGATGGCTATGAATCTCTTCTCAAAAGTTTATGAAGCTGCCAACAATATTCCTGTCGTCGCAGCGTTTAACACCGTCGCCGCCGCGAAAGGTGCAGCATTGGCCACCAGTGATATGGCACAGACTGTAGCGAAAGTTGGTCAGAAACTTGCGACCGCAGTAGAACAGAAGATTTCAAAAAATCCTGATGCCATCATTGATAAGGTACTTGGATCCACTGTCGATATTGATATTCAAAATCCGATGTTGAAACAAAAAGGAGGTGCTTTGGATATGGCATCTCCTGGTTATGACAATGTTATGATGGCTGGAATAGGCCTCTTGATATTCGGTGGATTTCTTACGGCTATTGTTCGCAAATATAGTGTCCCTAGAAGAGAAGGAGAGGATGAGTATCCCCGAAAAACCTACGAGCGAAATGACGCTCCTCCAATCCCAGGAAGAACTTGAAATACTGCTAGGGAAAATACCGACAGAGAAACCTATTCCTGAGTTTGTTATCATTTACTTTACTGCAACGTGGTGCAAAGCTTGCAAACGATTGGATATGGAGCAACTAGTCAAGACAGCATCTACTGCTACTTGGCTCAAATGCGATATTGATCTGAATGATTATACGGCGGGATACTGTGGTATCCGATCTATTCCTTCTTTTTTGGTTATCAAAGAGAAAAAGGTTGTGGGTCAGTTAGGAGATTCACGGACAGAAAAGGTGGTTGAATGGCTAAAACGATTTGTCTAAGGAAATCAGATGAACGCTGATATTCTTATTTTAGGAGCAGGCATAGCAGGTCTTCGCTGTGGTATTGAATTGCTACGCAAAAGACCTTCTCAAAAGATAGTTCTATTGGAAAAATACAACTATGTGGGTGGACGTGTTGTAACGTTCCATAAAAAAATAGAAGACCTGGAAGGAAAATGTTCGTCTGCCCAATGGGAAAATGGAGCTGGACGTATCAACAAAGACCACGAAAAGGTACTGGATCTCATAAAACAATATAACCTAACAACGATCCCTCTTGATGATAAACTCCTCTATGAAGAAGATGGTATTCTGACTACCAATATATTTAACGATACAATCAAACTTCTTTCACAGGCCTTTCAAACGTTAGAACCAACGTACTTAGCAACTCATACACTGCGAGAGGTTCTTGAAGTCATTTTAGGAAAGGAACAAACAGATGCTCTCTTGCTTCAGTTCCCCTATCGTGCAGAAGTAGATACTCTTCGTGCTGATTTAGGCATTGAGAGTTTCCAAGCAGAAATGGGCACTTATCAAGGGTATCTTGTGGTAAAAGAGGGTCTTTCTGCTTTAATCCAAGGGATGGCCAAAGAGTTTGAGAAACGAGGAGGCACCATATTGAAGGGACAGGAAGTGGTGGATATATTCAAAAAAGGATCTGTCTTGTATGTGAAAACAAAAACACAAGAAGGAACTGTTCTTTGGGAAGCTCCGCAAGTCATCAGTACTCTTCACACCGAGGCTTTGCTGAGTATCCCTCTTTTTCAACGATGGAAAACACTGGATTATCTGAAGATGGAGCCACTTGTTCGGATCTATGCCGTGTTTCCAACAACAAAAGGGACCAGTTGGTTTTCTGGTTTACCCAAGTTGGCGAGTAGTAGTTTTGTCCGATTCTTCATACCTATGGATCCTACGTGTGGAACGGCTATGATATCTTACACCGATGGTAAAGATGCAAAAAATATGATATCAATGCTGAATAAAGAAGGAGAAGAAAAAACAGAAGAAGCTCTGCTCACACAGCTCCGCAAAATGTTTCCTACCAGAAAAATCCCAGATCCTGTCTTTTTTAAGGCACATCCTTGGACATCTGGATGCACCTATTGGTTACCAGGGACATATGATCCTGAAAGAGAATCAAAAAAAGCGTTGAAACCTTTTTCTGATATGAATCTATACTGTTGCGGAGAAAGCTTTTCAATGAGACAAGCTTGGATGGAAGGTGCATTAGAACACGCAGATTTGCTTTTGAATACCTATTTTTAGTTCTCCTTCTCCTTATTCGTAAAGTAAATATGCCTAAGACCATAACGCCTTTGGCACTTCCCCAAGAAAATCTGGCAGTCACGGCAAGGGGCAGAGTTACCAAAGTACTTCTCTCCCGTCATCCTATTCTCGTGAATACGCATCACATACAGATCACAACCCTTCAGTTGGCTGATATCTCCAAACTCCTTAATCACATTTCGCTCTGCGTGAATCGTGTAGTTGGAGAATCCACAACCCTGAGAACGAGACCCAAGACGATTGGAGGCAACAGCAAGAATCTTGCCCCGTCGTACAAGCATCGCAACGTGAAAGCTGATTACATCTGTTTGCCTGAGACGCATAGTGTTAGGATCCTCAAGGAACCTCTCCACCAGAGAATAATCACTTGCGCGTACGGGTCTCGCCATTTATCCGAAAGAAGGGAACGTGTGCCTACGATCCAGGCATTTGCCTGCTTCAAATTTACTTCATACAACATCACTTTCCGGATATTAAAAATAGAAGAATAGAATAGAGAATGGCTGACATTGAGTTTCGTCCCGACCAACAAGTTCCTGCTGGGCGTTATTACGTAATCTTGAGACCTGTTCAAGAGTTACCTCCTGCTCAGGTGCCTGCTATTGAAAATATTGTACCTCCTGCTGAAGTTCCTAATGATATGGATGGAGAAGGAGAGGGCGTAGGTGCTTGGCCTGCGAATGCTGCTGACTACACTGGTCGCGGTCCTAATGGAAGACTTTTGAATCCCGATATTGGTATGGAAAACAATGCTCTTCAAGCTCCTGCTGTACCGCCCAATCAACCCAACGCTGCGCCTCCAAATATTGCTCCCCCTAATGCAGGAATGAACAACGACGACTTTGACGATGCGTCTGAGAACAACCTCAATAACAATGCTAATCAACAGGGTGGTAAGAAGAAGAAGCGTAATAATAACACAAAGAATGTGATGAAGAAAGCTAAGAAAGCGAAGGGTACACGCAAACTCAGTGGCTACATGAAGTTTGCCCAAGAAGTCCGCCCTCGTATTTTGAAGGAAAACCCTGCGTTGCGCAGTGACATCCCTGGAATGGGTCGTAAGATTGGTGAAATGTGGCGTAGTTTGTCTGCCAACGAGAAAGCCAGATATTAAAGTATCTACATAGTTTGAAAATCAAACGGAATAGAAACTTATCGTCTGCGACCACCAGACATCGTTGATGGGGTGACATTGCAGAGAGGATTCAGAATCAAGGAATAGTAGGGATAATAAAACCCAGGGAAGAAAAAACAGAGGATTGACCATCCATAGGAGTGGTTCAAACACCAAGAAAGTCTAGCAGAACCAAAGGCGAATAAAAACATCGGCAACAAGGAAACCAAGGTAGCGATCAAAGCAATACCCATATAGGCTCGTGGTCCACTGCCACTGTCTTGAAATCCTTCTGTAGGTTTCCCCTGAATTGCATCCCAGAGATTGGAAAGATAACTTGGCATTCTGATTCTCTTTATGCAATAGATTTTGTGGCCAAGAGATCTGCTTTGTGATTTCCATCATAAGGAAACTCATGTCGTCTTGCATCTTGGTGTCCACGTACGTGTTTTAAGGATACACGTGGCATACGGGAAAGACGCTCATATAGGGGTTTGATCAAATCAATATTTTGAATAAGACCCCCGTCTTTTTTCTTCCAGTTATTGGCTCGCCATCCCTTTGCCCATTTGGTTAGACAATGAATACTGTATTCCGAATCTGACCATACAACATAATCTGAATACTCCTTGCTCCACTCGTCCCCGTGCTCATCAATCAGATCTAAGGCGGCTTGAAGTCCTCGTAGCTCAGCCCTGTTGTTTGTTTGGGGATCCGTGGATAAAAGAGGAGCACTGACATCTAAATGAGGCTTTGTGTAGACGTGAACACCAAATCCTCCCCTGGCACCTTTCTTTCCGTTGTCGGAGCATGCACCATCCGTAAAAAGATGGAGTGTCTTAGAATCTACATTGTTATTCACACTTTTTACCTCTACACTCTTAAAAAAATCAGCTTGTTTTCGTGTCATTGTGCCGACCATTGGTTCCAAAACGAGCTCAGGAGAAACTTTAGAACTCTGATCTACCTTGAAGTATTTTTCAATAAAACCTTTTACGGACATCTCTAGTAGATGGATATACACTTATTGTTAAGCCTTTTCCACATTTTTGGAGTAGTACCTTTTTTCCTATACATTGCCTTGAATCGTGCAAGCACAGGCTACATCGCTTATAAGATGGCATTTGTAATCGGTATCTTCATAACACTGTATCACGGATACAAGGCTATAGTGAAATTCAGAGCAGGCTCTCAAAGTTTGTGGGTAAATCTGATTCATCTTCTCTTCATTGGACCTTTGCTTACTTACATTGGTCTTATGCAACAAGAGACTCCTCGGGCAGCCTATGAACTCTTAGCCCTTTCAGGATTTGGAGCTCTTGGATACCACATTTACTATATCATTAAGATGCTAAGTCTAGTTGAAAAAACTGATTAGTGAGAGAAATAGACAAACTCCTTAGTTAGGAGTTTCCGTTTCAAGAGGAATAGGAGTTTCTACATCATTCATTTGAAGACATTTCACAAAGTGATAATGAAATGATGTACCACTCTTAAAATCCTTTTGACAACAATGACAACGGTAGAGTTTCTTTGCATCTGCTTCAAGAACTTCCAAATACGTATTCACAAGGCATTCACAATGTTTGCGTGCCTTGTGGATTTCAAGATTCCCACGTGTAAGTGATTCAAACTCACAGTTAGGTACATTACACTTGAACATCTCTACTTTCTTATTGGCGTCAGGATGACGTGATGCAATATGCGTTTCAAGGGCAAACTTATGGAGGAATGCGTATCCACATGTATTGCATACGTGGGAACAGTTTCCGTGATGCTTCTTTTTCAAATGGTAATGAAGTGTGGATCCATATTTTGCTTTAAAATCGCATAGGTGGCAAAGGTACTGTCCATTCTCATCACGCTTATAACGGATAGTTTCCTTCTTTTGCTCAGATACGGTAATCATTTGTATGTACTTGCATTGAAAGGCATTTTTCATTCAAATTTTACGTGGGTTCCAATACCTAAATACACTCCTTGGTAGTACGATAATGACCCAAGAAGTGTTTGTATTTTCAGAAGTTGTACGTTGCGGAATTATAGGGAGGATCGCATTCAAGACCTTTCACCAGTTTCATAACAGAAAGCTTCATCTGTTTGGACGCAAAGAGGACTTTCAGTTCATTGAAGAGCATCCCAATAACGTACTTCATATTCTAGAAGATGATTCAGAGATTGTAAAAGCATTCAATGCTGGTCATAAAGGGACCGCCATGGTCTGGTCTAAGGTTATTCTAGAGCAACCAGAAAACCTCATTATTCACTTTGATTCCGATGTTGTCTTCCGAGGAAATCTAGTGGATGATATTGCAAGATTATTGCAAGAAGGAAATACTCTTGTAGGAGGTATGCGAAACTATCCGAATAATCCCAATAAAAGGGATGATGTGCGTAACCTGCCCGATATCACACAGACCTATTGTTTTGGATTTAATAAGGAAAAGAACTATATTAAAGAGTTTGATCTCTTGTATCCTGTTGTGCAAAATGCATTAACAATGCCTGTAGTGAAGAAACTTATGGAGACATATCCAAACAAATATATGTACCTTCCCACCATTGATTTCTTTGATCCATTTGCCTTCTGTCTTTTAAAAGAAGGAGGTTCTGTCTGTATCATTCACAATGATAGTGTAGGTGGTACACGGCCACAAGGAGATCGTGTTAACAAATATGGGGAGTTAAATAAGGATCTTGATTTTGGTGACAAGATTGTCCATTTTGCATCGGTGGGGAGTGGCTTGAACTTCCTAAATATGATGAAACAAAAAGAGCCGATTCAAGTGGAGGAATGGTATGTGAAATATGCTTTGAGCAAACTTGATTTGTATATGCGTCTCTTTTACAATACAACTATTCTTCCTGCTGATCAAAACGAGTTTCTCAAATACGAGGGGATTATGCGTGAAGCCTTCAAGGGCCTTAACCTTTCTTCCTAATCCTCTATAAATGGTACTAATCCTTACACTTGCGATAGGAAAGGACTATTGCAAAGGTTTAGAGAAAGCACTTGCATCCAAGGTCTATTATGCTCGCAAACACGGTTATACCTATGTCCAAGGCAATGAGTCTTTTTGGGACCGCGAAAGACCTATTTCATGGTCCAAAGTTCCGTTTCTTCTTCATCATTTATCCGAGTTACCTGATGGAGAGTTCGTTTGGATGAGTGATGCAGATGTTCTCATTACAAATCCAGAGCTAAAGTTTGAAGAGCACGTTCTACCGTTGCTTCCCCCTGACAAGGATATGTTAATGGTCTTTGATTCGTGTGGACACGTGAATGCTGGGAATATTTTGATGAGGAATACACCGTGGGTCAGAGACTTCTGGAAACGTGTGTATGAACAAACGGATTGTATCTATCATATTTGGTGGGAGAATGCAGGGATTCTCAAACTAATGGAAACCAATCCATCCGATGCAGAAAAAATCTTTGTCACAAACGACTGTCGTCGGTTCAATGCATATTTGATGGGTCTTCCGAATGCTCCTCTTTGGGAACCTGGAGATTTTCTTGTTCACTTTGCTGGCGTATATGATCATAAGAAAATGAACACCCTGATTGATGAGATTTTTCAAGGCAAAGTACCTAGGCTTTCTATGTTCTAGTAGATGGACGCGTTTCTCATCTTGGGTCACGGTATAGAAAACCCTATAGAGTTTGAAGAAAGAGACAAAATACCTGATGGGATTACCTTAGTCACGCTGGCTGAATGTGGACTTACAACATCTTCTAAAGAAGTATGTCCTGGATTGCAAGCCTTTACAAATCCAGAGTTTCGTGATATTATAGCAGATCCCAAGAAAAATAAAGCCATCATTGAAACATTTTTACGCAAGAAGATTCACGTGTACGAAACAGGTAAACGGTATCCTTTACTATCTGTTCAACTCTTTACTGATTGGCACAACGATGAAGGTATTGAGGTATTCAAAAGTGGTCTCTACAAGTTCCCAATTGCCCTAGAGGATGTGGAAATAGGAGAAGGAAGAACTCTTTGTGAAAAGGCATTTCAAAGCTTTCCTCCTTACGAGGGGTATTTTAAACTGATACCCGACAACTTTGACCCGAAACCTATGTATAAAGGAAGTTTCTTTCCGAAGTTAAGTGATGTAGAAGCAAAACTTGCTGAAACAAAACGATCTGAACGATTAAAAAAATCACTGACCTATCCGTTAGAAAAACTATTTGAAGAAGGAGGCCCTGGTGTTTACTATTTTGTAGTCTGCAGAGCTCCCAAGAATGTAAAACAACCAAAAAATGTTGTTGAAGGTGTTCTTCAACCTCTCAATAACGCGCCTTGGAGAGAGTTTTACACACACAACTGGATCTCCAAACTGCATGAGTTAATCCCTCGTTTGGAAGCCGAACGAAATAAAGCACCTGTAGGACGTTGGAATCACGAAGAGCTGAAA